CCTAGACGATATCAGAATCAGGACATGGTTCTCGACCGAATGGGGCATTGAAGTGTCAACGCAAGCCGTTGCCGATGTCACCTATCAGCTTGGAAAAGAAAACGCATTTCATCCTGTGCAAAGATTTTTGCGAAATCTTAAATGGGACGGCAAAGAACGACTCGACACAATGTTGATGAAGTATTGCGGGGCCGAAGGTGACGTGCAGTATCTCGCCGATGTCGGAAGAAAATTCATGTGCGCGTCTGTCGCCCGAGTTTTTGAACCGGGAGTGAAGTTCGACCACGTTATGATTCTAGAAGGCCCACAGGGGGTCGGCAAATCGACGTTCGTTCAAACCCTTGCAATGAAGTGGGGTTCGGATTCTTTGGGTGATATCACGAACAAAGATGTGATCGACAATATGCGCGGCAAGTGGCTGATCGAACTTGGAGAACTCGCTTCGATGAATCGCGCCGAAGCAAATGATCTAAAGGCATTTATCACACGACAGTTCGATGTCGCGCGAAAAGCCTACGGGCGACGTTCGCAGACATACCCGAGACAATGCGTATTCGTCGGCACAACAAACGACGACGAGTATTTAAAGGATGTCACAGGCGGACGAAGGTTCTTGCCCGTTACGACAACACGCTTCGATATCCCGGCACTGATAAAGGACCGCGAACAATTGTGGGCCGAAGCCGTTGTCGCATGGGAGTTAGGCGAAGCCCTTTATCTGGACGACGCTTCGGTCAGAGACTATGCAAGCGGCGAACAGAAAAGCCGACTCATTGTTGATGAGATCGTCACGCAAGTGAAAGAAGCTATCGAAGTCGAAGACTTCCCGGAAGAGTTTGACTTTAACGACGTGTGGACTTCTATGCAAAAGATCGAAGGCCGCTCGATAAACTTAAAGCCGTGCGAGTACACGATGCAATTAAGAATCAAGAAGGCCCTTCGAGTTCTTGGATACCCGAAAATAAGAAAAAGAATTAAAGGAGACCGGGGATTTTATTGGTTGAAAAACCCCCCAAAAAAGAAACTCGATAAAGGGTTCAATTATAAGAAATATTAGGGGCGCATTTTGCGCCCTTTTTTTTAGTCTTTTTTAGGGCTGTTTTCTGTCCACTCTAGTGCCAGCGGTGTCGCGCTGTCCAAGGTCTTTTTTGAAACCTGTCCTAGGTGGCCAAAGTCTGTCCATAGTGGTTTTTTAAAAGACCTTGGCCAGAAAAACCACGTAAAATCCTGTATTTATACTATTTGTCCATAGTGTCCATAGTGATTTATATAAAACTAAGAAGGGACATTTGAGAGGAGCTTAGAACGAATATATTAGATATAAGGAAATTTAGTAGTTTTTAGGGGTTTATTTTATAGGGGTGTTAGAAAACGCCGTTTTTCTATGGACAACCTTGGACACCCTATTTTTCGGCGTCTCATTTTCGGGCAAAATTTTCCCGATAAAACGGCGGCCCTCAAGGGGGCGTTTATTTGTGGTCAATTTTGCGGTATAATTATTTTATGAAAGCAATCGAAGTAATTGATAAAATGGTTTTGGAGTTAAACGAGAAATTAAAAGTTCTTCGCGCAGCGTGGGACAATGCTGACAATAGTCCTTTCACTCAAGGTGAGATCGGACAACGTATTGCAAAACTTTCACACGAACGCGAAGTGCTTCTGAATTTAAAACAAGAAATCTTGAAAGAGAGTCGCTAGTCATGCGCGTTCGTATTATCCTGTCAATCAAAGACCCCGCAAACCCGCGCCGCGATTGGACTCACGACGTTCAATCTATTGCCCATGCTTATGCAAAAGTCCGCGCCTTAGAAATTATGTGTGGACACCCAATCCAATTTCATATTAGAACCCTAGTCAAACCTGACTAGGGGAGAAAATGATTTTAAAAATACCATGCGAGATCAAAGGGCAAATGACCGTTTTGCTTATCCGTCGAGATGCGATCAACATCGTTCAATCTATCGAAGACGGGGAGTATTCACTTATTTACGTTGACAACATCGCAACCCCCATGAAAGCAAAAGTTCGCTTTCAACTTTTATCTCGCTTTCTTGGGATGGCATACCCCGAAGGGGCGATGAAAGTTCCGGACGATAACGAGACGACCGTTAAGGTCGGCGCACAACATGAGAGAATCTAACTTTACCACGAACGTCATTCGTTCTCTTCGAGTCCTTGGCGCGTGGGCGTATAAAATCCCGGACGCTCCGACGTCGAAGATCTCAGGGCTTCGGTTCACTCATTCAAAGCCGTGCGATATTGTTTCTTGTATTGATGGAAGAATGATTGCGATTGAAACTAAATTCAAAAAGAAATTCTCTGCCTTCAGTGTTCGAGATATGCGCCCAAGTCAGATCGTGAATCTAACCAACATCGCAAAAGCCGGAGGGCAAAGTTACGTCTTTCTTGGCATAAAAGAACCGGGATTCCCTTCAAAACTTTTTATATTCCGTTGGTCTTACCTAGAAGAAATATTCTCAGCGGGAAAATCGATCAGTGCAAAAGAACTTAGAACGCATTACTATTTGGAAAGTTATTCCAGCGGCGATTTTGATTTAACACGCTGGAAGGACAGAGCGACGAAATGACTCTAAGGAAAAAAAGATATCGAGAATTCAATCGCCGAACAGTTACCGCAACAATCGATGAACCCGTTAAGAAAACTTTAGAGATGCTGGGCCTCGACATTCCGGCACTCATTGAGATTCATTTATCTAACGTCGCGAACTTTAAGACATGCCCCTGTTGTGGTCAGCAAGTGAAGCCGCGAATTACTGGGCGCGATATAAAAACAGAACTGGACTAGACTGCATAGACGGCCTGTTTCATCATAGGCCATGCAGAACGCCACGAAATTAAAAAAGCGTAAACAGGTCAAAGTAAACCAAGAGCTTCAAGCCTTGAACTCAATGCGAATGAATAAAGACCTTCACGATGCGGTCAGCGCATGGATCGTTCAGCCGCATTTGTCGGAAGTGCAAAGGGATCGGTTGAGGGCGGTTCTTGCTGTGTTGAGTCATGCTCCTTTGAAAAAAGTTCTTGCTTTTCTTTGAGGCTATAATTCACCCTAGGCCCATAACCGAATAGGGGGCCTGAATATGGCAACAAAGACTGTTACACGAAAACCTTCAGCGAATGCGGTTAAAGCATCTCGCACTCCACAAACTGAAATTGACGATTTGGGTTTAGATCTCGACGAGACTACAGAGACCCAAGCTCCCGTTACAAAAAATCTTTCTGGAAAATCATTTGAACGCAACATGTCCGGAACTAAAAGAATGTTCACGGATCTTTTCAAACTCACCGTTGCAAGAGTGATCAAGTACGAAGGATGGGACGAAGTAAATGAACACCCCGAGTCTCACCCAAATAAATTTTCACACTGGGAACACACTCACCCATTTAGAACTTACGATAAAAAAGGAACGAAGCTAACGACTACGACCCCAATCGGCGGCCACTTCCACGTTGTCGAATGGGAAGACGATCCAAAGGGCACAGGCACTCCGATTATCAAATCTGTTTCGGGTCCTATGGTCATGGGGAAACAAAGAATTAAAGGGAAGCTTCTCAATGTTCCGGTTCCTGCAAATGACTACGACGATCACACACATGACGTTGAATACATTCGTTCAAGTGAAATCGTTGTAAGCACGACGAACATCGAAGCCGCAAAAGTTATCGCATGGGAAGAGAACAAGACTGCACCGATCCCCGGCGTTCAAGAGCGGTAAGTTTATGCTCAATGAAAAGCAGAGATTGATTGAACCTTCTCAGGTTCATAAGCAAGTCGATTGGAATAAACTTGAGGCCGTTGTTATCTTGGGCCTCAACAAAAAAGGCGAGAAGAATGTTTTGCACATGTCTTCGATCACAATCGAAGAACTCGCCCTTCTTACTTCGCAGCTTCAAGCGCACTTGACCTACTTACTGGGGCCGATGGATGAGCAATGATTCATGCAGGCACTTTATTCCTGTAAATAAATCTTGCCCATGGTGTAAACGAGAAGGGCAAAAAAGTTTTCCAATCGTTAAAGCATTTCAATTTTACCAAGGGCATTTCGCTGAGTTCACGAATGCAATGGCGGAAGCAGATGCGCATGGACCTGTCGCCATTGTTATTGTGGTAAAAGATGCAAACGGACAATCTTACATGTATAAAAAAGGCCCGGAAGAAATGCAGATTGATTTATTAGATTCAGTGAAAGAGACGATTGTTCCTTCAAGTCGAAAGGTGGAGACATGCTTCGCGAGCAAATTCGTAAATGGTTTAGAGAAGCTGTTCAGTTAGATATCGAAATTGATCCGGAGTTAAAAAGAAAACTCTTGGCCGAGGATCATGTGAATATCAATAAGTTCTTAGATAACCTGTGCGCCCAGTTTGAGAAAGCGGAAGAAATGTGCAGGCGAAAAGGTCTAGTTTTAAAACAAAAGACCATGCAAGACACCGTTTACGATCTGACAAAATATTTTGCGCTTGGAGTTCAAGGGGAAGCTAAACGAAGATATGAGTCAGACCTTGAGAAAGCTGCGCGAGAAGCGGAAGCAGCTAAGGTAAAAGAATTTGAAGACGTGTTGCAAGGAAAAGCAACGGGCGAATTTGCCGAAGCGGGAGTCATTAGTAATGAAAAGATCGACGCCGAAAGGGAAGCGGAACTCGAAAGACAAGACCGCGCCCGCATCCAAAGCCAGTAAGAAGAAACAAAAACTTCTTGCTGAAGAAGAGTTCGATAGAATGCTATCGGATTCTTCGGCCCGTGAGGATAAAGAAGACGGCGAAATCGACGGGCTTCTCGGCAAGAATCAACCTTTATTTTTCTTCGGCCCTCCCCCTGCCATAGCCCAAATTTATAAACACACAGACTACGATAAAGACTTCCACCCCCGCGATTTACTTTCACACATGCGCAACGGAAAGACCCGCTCCGAAATTGTGGCCGCATGGGGGATAACTTATTCTAAATTTACTGAATGGATTGAATCGTTTCCTGAAATGGCGGAAGCTCTTTCGGTCGGAGTTCCGGCCTACGATGCTTATCATAAGTCTACGCTCCGATATGTTGCTTTCGGTATGATGCCCAAAGCTAAAGAGCACAGCCTTCACTTTATGTTGAAGAATTTCGCCGGGTTCGATGATTCAAATGGATCACATGAATTTGAAGACGGACAAGAATCAGAACTTGAATTTGTGGACGATGACGAGTAGTATTCAATTTCTATTTGCTGAGATGCTTCCCGACCTGATGGCATTCTCTTTTGATTTGAAATTGAAAACAAAAACAAAAGATGAAGTGTATACTGAAGGTCGGGGGGTTCTCTTTGATAAAATTCAAACGAAAAATTAAATATAAAAAGAACCCGCATCAAAGAGAGTTTCATCAAGATCTCACGTCTCGGTTTCTGCATTTATCAACAGGGTTCGGGGGCGGAAAGACTTACGCTCTGTGCATGAAAGCTCTTCAGCTTTCTAGACTAAATGCCCCTTACCACGGAGCAATCGTCGCCCCCGATTATCAAGAGTTTAAAAAAGACGTTCTCCCCGAGATGGAACAGATACTTAACAAGAATAATATTCCGTACAAGTACCACAAGACGGATCACTACTTCATGCTTCCGTGGACTCGGGGAAAGTTATTTGTTGCTTCGGCCGACAAACCGATCCGGGGTCCTAACTGGGCTTATGCTCTTATCAACGAAGTGACTTTGATCCCGCTTGAAAAATACAAAGAAGTAATTGGTCGTATTCGTGTGAAACGTGCAAAGGTTCCACAATTATGTTCGGTAGGAACTCCCGAGGGGCACGTCTCTGAATACTATGAATATTTCATCGAGAACCCTCACCCGAAGATGGCCGATAAGTTACGAATCATTTACGGGTCGACAGACGATAACATCGATAACCTTCACGAATTTTATTTAGAGAATTTAGAATCAGCGTATGACCAGAAATGGATCGAGGCATATCGCAAAGGTCTCTGGGTCAACATGGCCGAGAATCTTTTTTATTATTCCTATGACCCGAAAAAGAATCACGACTCGACTATCAACAAAGATGAATTCGGCGAATACCATGTCAGCATGGACTTCAACGTCGATCCGTTTTGTGCGACTGTGTGGGGGTATAATGGTTATGAACTTTTTGGGATTGAGTGTATAGAATTAAAAGGGGCCCAAGGTTATCGAACTGAAAACATGATCGAGGCTTTGAAAGGCAGGGGATACGTCCCATCCAACACAATCATATACCCCGATCCGGCGGGCAAAGCCCGAAGCACTAAAGGTCTTCCCGACGTTACTATCTTACGCAACGCAGGCTTTGAGGTAAGAGTTAAGAAAGCAGCGCCTTCCTTCCGGGCGAGACAATTAAACGTCAATAATTTACTGGACAAGGGTCTTATTAAATTTCACCCGACCCGGTGCAAAGAGTTAAAGCGAGATTTTGAAGGGGTCGAACAGGATATCATCACACTGGAAAAATCAAAGGAAAGTCCTTTGTTGACACATTTCAGCGATGGGGTTGACTATATGTGTGACATTCTATTCCCTTTCAGCGGAAACGCGAAGGCTACACGACAAGAGAGGATGCGCTAATATGCGAATTAAAAACGAATCTCAACTACTGGACCCGGCGGTACGCGCAAAAATTATCGAAGAGATTGAATCGAGAGAGAATCAAACTCGCAAGTGGCAGGCTTACCGAAGATATCAATGTTATAAAGACAAAACGAATCACTATGTTGTCGAAGCTCTGTTGCGCCAATTCGATTCCGACACAGTCGAAGAAATGCGTTACGCTTTGTCTAACATTTCTATCGTCAAGAAAGTTATCGACAAGCTTGCTCGCGTTTACAGCAATGGTGTCGAGAGATCGATCAATGGTAGTGAAGAAGATACTAAAAAATTAAAAGACATTGAGAAAAAACTTGATGTTAATACGGCCCTTAAGAAAACAAATCGGTTTTTGAAATTAGAAAAGAATGTCGATTTGTTCATTAAACCTTGTCCCGTAGTTAATTTCGACGGAACAGAAACTAAATGGAATGTAAAACTCGAAGCCTTACTCCCATTTCTATATGATGTCGTAGAAGATCACTATGACCGCACTAAAGCTCTGTGTGTTATCCTTTCCGACTATCAACCACAATCGACATCTCTTGCCGCATTCGATGGCCGACGGTCGCCGATTCCACTCGTAGCGGTTCCGAATGCGCCCGCACCGGACGGGAAAGATCAAATCATCGCGGACAATCCCGCAGATCAAAAAGATCACACGTCTATGACGGGCGAAAAGACTTACGTCTTGTGGTCTAAGAATCTGCATTTCACTATGAACAGCAAGGGCGAAATCATCCCCGATGCACAGAACCCAGAGAATAAAAATCCTTTGGGCATTTTCAATCATATCAATTTCGCTATCGACCAAGACGGCGCATTCTGGGCTGAAGGCGGAGAGGATCTCATCGACGGGGCTATCCTGATCAATGCTTTAATCACTCACACGAACCATGTGGGGACGGTGCAAGGATACGGACAGTTTTATATCACGGGAGAGAATCTTCCGCGTTCAATTAAAGTAGGGCCTACTAAAGCGATCATTGCCGAATACAAAAAAGATGAGCAAGCGGAACCTAAGATGGGATTCCTGAATGCGAATCCACAGTTAGATTCTTTGCGATCTTTGATTGAAATGTATATCGCTCTTTTCTTGACCACAAATAATCTTTCAACTTCGGGGGTTTCGACCCAGCTTTCTAATTCGGCTTCGTTGCCTTCGGGTATTGCTCTTATTATCGATAAAGCGGAATCTCTTGAAGATGTTCAAGATCAACGTCAAGTTTTCATCGATAAAGAGCCAGATATTTTTGAAGCGATCAATGCGGTGTTAGCTACCTACGGGGATGAGAATTTGATTGATGAACTTAAGGGCCTTGAAATGTCTGAAGGTTTTAAAAAAGAGTTTAACGTGAAGTTCAATGATCCGACTCCAATCATGTCAGAGAAGGAAAAACTTGAGAACTTGAAACTCCGACAAGACCTTGGAATCGATACGTTGCTGTCACTATTGATGAAAGACGACCCGACTTTAGATGAAGAACAGGCCGAAGAGAAACTGAAGAAACTCATCGAACAACGGATTAAAGAAAAGATGCTTGAACAGGAAGCTATGAAGGATTCCGGGGTGGAGTACGAAGATCCTAACCAAGATCCTAACCAAGATCCTAACCAAGATCCTAACCAAGATCCTAACCAAGATCCAGAGAGCTAAATGCGAGTAGTAGGCAAAACCGTAAGTCAGTCAGAAACGTCCGTCGAATTAGATTTATTCGACGGGCGCACGTTGCCTACTAAAGTTAAAAAACGCATTCAAGAAGAAGTCGGTAACTTTCTTATCGAACAGACTTTAGTCTCGATGAACGAAAAGAAGTCTCCGGTGCAGGGAGAGGGAAGCTTCAAAGCTTTATCAAAAGATTATAAGAAAAAGAAACTAGAAGAAGTAGGTTCGGGCGAAGCTAACCTTGAATTTGACGGAGTAATGAAAGACGAACTCAATTTCTTCCCTACTAAAGACGGAATCGAAATAGGAGTCTATGGCGAACGCGCGGGGGCTGCGGACGGCCACAATAATTTGTCAGGCAAATCCCAATTGCCCACTCGAAGATTTCTCCCCGACGAAGGACAGAACTATAAAAAGAATATTCAAACCGAAGTCGATAGAATTGTGGCCGATGCTATCTCGGAAGAAATCGGATTTAAGAAATCAGATTTCAGAAATGTAACTACTAAAAAAGAATTGTTTGAAGTTCTGTCAAATAAACTGGGCCCGATGTCTAGAGCCGAAATGGTTCTCACAGTTTTTAGAAATCAAGATCTAGTTGACATCCTCACAAGCTTAGACCTGTTGGGGTTTTTCTAATGTTCAAAGTAAAAGTATCATCCAAATTTAGGGCGGTACTTGCGACTAAACTAAAAGGAACCGTTGACGCTAAATTTGTTCAAGACATGCAGACCGAAGTTGTCGACGGCGAAATCAAGCGCATGATCGCGGCGGGAGTTTCTCCGGTGGATTCTTATGACGGCGGGAGAAGATTCCCGGGGTATAAAGATCCGAAAAAATATCCCGGCAAGAAAAAAGCTAAGAGACCCGTATCTCTATACTTATCCGGAGTGATGCTTTCTTTTTATAGGGCGGTTCGGATTTCAGGGACGAGAATATCTATTGGGATTCCGACAAGCGCCCCGGAAAATGTAAAAGTCCGGGCGGTCGCCAACAATGTGGGCACCGTGTCTGAGTCTGGAAGGGAAGCCATCCCCGCGCGTAGATTCATCCCTTTAAAGGGCGAATCATACCGAATTTCTGTGATGCGTAAAATTAAAAACCTTTACGCACGAAGAATTAAAGCCATACTATCTTCCAAGTGATCGATGTTCGATTGCCGCATTGAAGATGTTCTTCACGCGAAAATTTGAAAGGGGCGACTATGCCTAAAATGATTCCAGCCGTCGACGCTGACGGTAAACCTATTTTGAATGCAGACGGAACACCTAAAATGGTGGAAGTACCGGACGAAACTCCGAATGACCCGCCAGAACCTAAACTTGTTTCTCGGGATGCTTATGATCGCGTGAGTAAAGACATGCACGATTATAAAAAAAAGAACGCAGATCTTCAGAAACAAATCGACGACATGAAAGTTCAAGGTCACAAGGCTAAAGAAGACTACAAAGCTCTTGCGGAACACCACGAACAACGGGCATCCCAGTTTGAATCTGAACTGACCGGACTGAAGTCGGGACTCATTTCAAGTAAAAAGACTGAAGCATTGACCACAGAGGCAGTAAAACACGGAATCAATCCGGCCTCGATCCCTGATTTAGAATTGCTTGACTTTGATGAACTCACTGTCGAGACTACTTCTAACGGCAAGATTCTTGTGTCGGGCGCGGACAGAGCCGTCGCACGATTGAAGACTCTTCGCCCTCATTGGTTTACCAAGGTTGTACCTTCGGTAAATCCCCTTTCCCCCGACACGAGGGGACCTGTAAGCGGCACCGTGACTATAGCGGACCTCAACAAAGCCGAAGATCAGTGGAAGAAAACAAAATCCGACGCTGATAAAAAAGCTTATTTCGATTTAATTCAAAGATTTAAGTCCCAAGGGGGCTAAAATTTTAAAACAAAAGGAGAAAACACATGGCTAACGCATATATGACGACCGGGACCGAAGTCTCTGCAATCGTCCCTAAACAGTGGTCGGAGAAATATTACGATGTTCTCTTGGCTGAACTTCCAATGAATTCACTTATCTCTCGTGATTACGAGGGCGAGATTCAAAATCTCGGCGATACTGTCAACATCCCGACAGTACCGGAGTTTAACGAAGGGACTGAGCTTCCGGAAGCGGACGCAAATGATGCGGAAGCGGTGACAGTCACGACTCAACCGTTGGTTATCAACCGACGAATCGTGAAGGACTTCATTGTAACGAACAAAGCTTTGTTGCAATCAATCCCTTTTGTAGACAAGTTGAAAGATCTCGCGATCTATTCGATCAATAAGAAAATCCATTCGTTGATCTTGTCTTTGACAGTTCCTTCGGCGGCGGCTCCGGATCACACGATCACGGCTGTTACTCCGGGCACGTTCGCACTCGCGGACATCTTGGCGTTGAAAGAATTGTTGGATAACCAAAACGTACCTCAATCAGATCGTCACTTCGGTCTTGGTGCGGGTCCTTTGAATGATGTTTTCAACATCACAGGTTTCACGTCGTCTGACTTCGTGGCGTCTGGAAGTCCGCTTCAATCGGGTCAATTGCCTGCGCAATTGGTAGGCTTTATGCCTCACTTCTCGACTCTGTTCGGTTCGACTGTTTACGCATTCCATTCGTCTTATTTCACAATGGCCGCTCAACAGGGCATGGCTGTGAAAGAATACGACTTGGGTGTTGAAGGTCGTCGCGCAAGCCGAGTGAACTGTGACACGTTGATCGGTTTGAAACAGCTTTCAAACATCCGTGTTGCGACTTGCACGGTGTAATGAAAAAAACTCCGCAAGCTTCGGCGAACGGATGCGGGGTCTGAGAAATCAGGCCCCTTGCTTTGTGTGAATTAAACCAAAAGGAAAATAAGTGTTACCGAGAACGACGCGACTTAGATGGGTCTCTGCAAAAAAGCCCGAAACGATTCAGGCTTTTTGCGATTCGCTCGACAAGCGCATCGAAATCAAAAGCATAGTCCAGTCGGGCGGACTTTGGTTTTTGTGGTTCGTACCCGACGATAAACGCGCGGACGTTAGATCCGGCAAATTGAAAGAAGGAAAAAATGAAAACTAAAATCATGTCTGAATCAGAAGAAGCGGCACAGAAAGCCGCACTCAAGAAACAAATGGACTTGGTGAAAAATCACGGGACTAAATTCTTGATGCGGCAATTGCAATCCGAAAATACTTCTCCGGAGTATAAAAAAGCGTGTGAAGATGAACTAAAACGACGTGAAAAAGTTTATGCAAAACAAGATCCGGTTCAAGATCCGGTTCAAGATCCGGTTCAAGATCCGGTTCAAGACGAAGAGTAGACTGAAACGACCCGGCTAAATAGCCGGGTTTTACCTTTTATTTTATGTGACCGAAAGGTTCAAAGGGCATGGCAAACGTAGACGATCACGGACTAGAAGTCCTAAAAAAAGCAGCAAAAGACTTAGGGCCGACCCCTAAGCGAGACTATGCCCTTCAAGTGTGGATAATGAATCCAAGTTCAGGCGGGGGCGGTTTGAGTACAAAATCAGGTATAAAATTAGATTCAGATTTCACGGGAACACCTAAAAAAACAAGTGTGGTTTTCGTAACGCCGTTCCCTGATAACAGTTACGG